GAAATTGACGGACGTTTGACTGCAGCAACTGAAAAAGTTGACGGAGTCTATGCGAAAGTAACACCTTTGACCGCGGACCAGGATAACTGGACCGCAGACAGTGGCAGTAATCAAGCGTCAAGTTGGTCGATTCAATCGGCCTATACAGATAGTGATTCAGCTCTCGGCCAACGGATTGACATCGTGAGTGCAACTATGGCTGAGAACGATGCGGTCTATAAAAGTCAGATTAAAGCTTCTGCAGATGCAAATAAGGCACTGGTCGAGAAAACTGAAACTATTCAAACATCATTAGGAGAAAATACAGCCTCAATTGAAGAGGTCACACAATCAGTAAATGGTCTCTACGCACAAAAATTCACTAAGTTTGATGTGAATGGAAAGGTTATTGGGTGGGGAGGTGCGAATGATGGTGTAGAGGGTAAATACATTTTCAATGTAGATACTTTTGCGTTGGGAAGTGGGGACAGTGCTGGTTACTATCCTTTCATTTTTAGAACCACACCGTTTACTGATCCTGCTACAGGAACAGTCTTCCCGGTATCAGCTTACTTAAAGTCTGCGATGTTTGACTACCAGTCCGTTAAGACGTCACATATTGAAGATCTGGCAGTGAAAACTGGTCAAATTGATGATTTAGCAGTTACACGTGGCAAGATCGCCAACTTGGCCGTAGGTACAGGGCAAATCGACGATCTTGCTGTTGATACGCTGAAAATCAAAGACAATGCGGTAACGGTTCCGGTATCTGCATTTGCTGAAGCCTCGACATCAGTTGGTAGCGATTACATGACAGTTCAAACTCTAACGGTACCTGCCGATATGGGGCATACCATTTTGACTTTTGGTGCTGTCTTTAGCTTCGCATCTTATACATCGCAGCAGCGCTTGTTATGTCGTGTATTGAAAAACGGCAACGTTGTGTTTGAAGATCTAGAAGTCCATTTTATTGACTATGCATCTGTCGCTGTGGTTTCAGGCAGCAGCGGTAATCACAGTCATGGTCTGCAAATCAATGTAACTGGCACCGCGTCTGATGCGGGAAGTCATTCGCACGGCTACAGTGGATCTACAAACAGTTCGACCGCGGGATCTGGTAACACCAACCACTCTCATAGCTATAGCGGGACAACTGGAAGTGCCGGCTCACATAGTCATAGCTTGAACTTGAATGCGTCAGCTACGTCATTCAATGACGGTATTCACAGTCATGATGTGACAATGCGAGGAAGTGCGAGAAGTGCAGGAACTTTAAACATTTCGCGTCACGATTCAACATTGATTGCCGGTACGTTTGAGCTGCAATTACGTTCAGATTCTGGCGGGAGTGTGAATGTCTCTCAACGTTACATTCATGCCATGACAATGAGAAAATAGGAGCAACTAATTGGCTTACTTTGCAGTTTACGATACCGAGAGCGGTGAAATTCAGAACATTATTGAATGTCCTGAATTTCTCTCAAGGACCATTCATCGTGATGAAAATCAGCAAGTACTTGAACTTGAAAAACAAGTATCAGCATTGAAGTACAAAATTAAAGATCACCAGTTGATTGAGATTTTATAAACCAAATCACAGCACCTTCGGGTGCTTTTTTATTGCCACGATCTGGAGGTTGGCATGTCAGAACAATCAGTAATTGAAGCAAGCGCAGCAACGCTTACAAGCAAAGTCACAGTTACCAGCGGGAGTGCTTCATTTTTGGGATTTGTAGCAAAAGTAGATGTAATCGCGTGGGGTGGTTTAGCTATTGCAGCACTCGGTTTGCTTATTCAGCTTTACTTTGCGATTGCTAAAAATAAGCGTGAAAAAAGAGATGCTGAGTTGCGCGAGATCGAGCATAAGCAGCGTATGGCAAATTTGAGAGGGGAATGTCGTGTCAAACAAGACTAGATTATTTGTAATAGGTTCAACAATCGCCGCTGCCATAACCAGCGGCGTTTTTATTTATGGTCCTAGTGAAACACAAGTGCAATCCACAGCTCAACAAGAAGGCTTTACGCCAAAGCCGATCATCCCTACAAAAAATGATGTTCCTACCATTGCATTTGGTACCACAGTCTATCCAGATGGTAGAAAGGTAAAAATGACAGATCCAGCGGTAACGCGAGAGCAAGGGATGGTCTTTTTACGTAAACATATGGATAAAGAAGCGCAGCGCTTTAATCAAACGATTCTAAATATCCCGATCTATCAGCATGAATATGATGCATACACTGATTTTGTTTATCAGTTTGGTATAGGCAACTGGTCCAGTTCTTCAATGCTTAAAAACTTGAAAATGGGGAAGTACAAAGCTGCTTGTGATGCATTGCTGAAGTACAAATTTTCTAGTGGATATGATTGCAGTACACCAGGTAATAAGCGCTGTGCTGGTGTGTGGAAGCGACAACTGGAAAGGCATAGCAAATGTTTGGGGACTAATTCATGATCTGGTTATCAATACTGAGCGCGATCAAGCGCTTTTTTTACGTCTGTCTAAAATGGATTTTAGTAAATAAGCGTTGGACATTAATCATCATTTTATTGCTTTGCTGCCTATTTCAATCATACCAAGTCAACAAACTTGTAGGGCAGGTAAAGGATTTGAAGCAGCAGCACGCTGACTATATCACTCAACAGGAACTTGCTGCTGAAAAAGCCAAAGTTCAGGTTGCTCAACAAGAAAAAGTTTGGGCAGAGCAAATTACACAAGCGGAGCAAAACTATAATGCCAAAATTAAGCAAATTCAGTCTGATTCTGATTCTGCTCGTTCCAGTGCTGACAGCTTGTCAAAGCAACTCAGCATTGCAAAGCAACGTCTGTCCACGGCTCCCCGCGAAACCGTCATTGAATACGCCAATACCAACAATGACGTACTCGAAAGCTGCATCACAGAATATCGAGCAGTGGCACAAAAAGCTGATGAGCACGCGGCTGATGCAGAACGATTGATTAAAGCATGGCCTTAGCAATTTTCATATAAGTTTTTGGAGATTAAAAAAGTCTGTAACTTGTATCAATTAGTATCTGTTGTTGAAAGAAAAAGATTTTTTTATTTCTTGGTGAGATCCAGATAGGTTCTTGATCTGGATACTCAAATTCTTCCATAACGATATGAATGTAAGAGTTATTGTTTTTAAAGATATTTCCTATATATTCATTGAATAAATTATAAACTTTATTTCCATCTATAGAACCAACAGAGTTGAATTTTAGATCGAATATTTCAGAATTAAGTATATAACCACAAAGATTTCCAAAAATATCAGAAACTTTTAGAGCTTTTATAAAATAAATAGAAGCAGTCAGAAAATTATATGGATTTCTTGTACTAGGCGAATTCATTAACTTTAAACCACCTAAGCAATTATCAATATCTATTTCTCCAATACGTTGATTTTCATTTATTTGAATTGATCCGTCCTTATTTAGTTTAAATGTATTATTTTTATATTTAAAAAAAAGTCTTTTAATATTTACAAAACCATCACCTTTTATTTCTAATATCAAATTTATTTCCCCCTTTTTTGATCTAACTTCAATTCTGTTTGAAATAGCTTGAAAGTCACAACTTCCTACTATTCCAACAAACTCATTATTATTTAGATAGCCAATTTTTTTACCATTTGAATCCATAAAGATTGCATTATATAGTAATGGGGAGTATGGATCAGAATAATCTTTTGTAACCCAAATAATTGGTTTTCCATGAATTGTGATTGCAATGTCAGTATTAGAGAAAGTTGAATTACCAATTTGTATTATCATTTGCTCTGGATTTGGGTAAAACCTATTACTTCTTGTAAAACCAGATCTCTTACAGTATGGATCTTTTTTAAGTAAATTTATGATTCTTTTTGGGAGTCTTTTTCCTGTAGATTCATCATGACAACCAGCACATAACAAAGTTATCTTATCTGCATCATGAATCTCAGCATCGCAAAACAAAGGTTCAATATGTTCATACTGTATAAAAATATTTCCACATTTTACACAGCCATAACCATCATTTTGTCTTATTTTAGCCTTTATGTTTGGTGGTATATTTCTTGATAGACCATGTTTATTAAATTCATTACTCATTTGTATCTCACTAAATTATAATTAAAATTATTATAGCTATAGAGCTAATCCCCCACATTACCCAACACTGGTATCAACTTGGGCCCCGCCAATCTAGCTTTGCTGATAATTTCAACAAGCTCATCATAAGTTAATTCAAACTTATCATCACTATCAAATAAATATTCCATATTTTTGCCGATTAACTCTGGTGGAGTGTGCGGGATAAAACGCTTAGGAATAAGAATTTGTGCCAGTTGCTCATCTGTTAATTTAAATAAGTGCATTTTTTATCCTACCCTGAATAGATCCGACCATCTTGTTAAATACAAAGGTGATCTTAAATTTTGATTCATGTGCCAATCGGCTTTTTGATTATTTGCGATACCGACTGTGACCAAGTTTTTTCCGAAACGTTCACTGATCGCTTCGATAGCATTCGATAAGTTCTCTCGCTCAGAGCGTTGCGTATGGTCTGTAAACATATCAGGCACAAACTTTGACTTATCGATGATCTCTAAAAGTACAATGCCGGCTTTCTTATATTTGAAACCTCTCTTATAGATCTGATCGATACCCTTCATGGCTGCTTTGGTGATGTAAAGAAGATCATCGGTGTGTTCATGCATTTGAACCACAATGTAAGGTGAATATCTCTCTGTCTTGTCAAAACGCCCAGTTTGTATAAAGACGCCGATCATTTTGCACAAAGACTCATCTTCACGCATACGCTTTACTGCACGTGCGACATAGAGCCTTACTGAAGACTTGATATCATCGATCTCATAGACTGGACTGCCGTATGAACGGCTGCTGATGATTTGCTTCTTTGTGACCTCATCATTTTCAAGATCGATGCATGAGATACCTTGAAGCTCTCTAACTGTTTTCTCCATCACAATGCTGAACTGTTTTTTGATTTCTTTAGGATTTGCGTTGATAAGATCCAGTACAGTACTGATACCCATCGTATTGAGCTTTTTGCAGTTCTGCCGGCCAACTCCCCAAACCTCTGATACATCAACATTAGCCAGTACTTGCTCAGCAGAGCAGGGATCCATCTCTACCAGATTACAAACGCCGTCAAAAAACTTATTCTTCTTGGCAAGATGATTGGCAATTTTAGCCTCAGTTTTGGATCTTCCAATTCCGACACAGCAAGGAAGACCCAGCCAGTGCAGCGCTTTCTCACGCATGTCTTTAGCGTACTGAGTCAAATTATAGTTTTGGCCATACGCTGTAAGTTTTAAAAAACATTCATCAATACTATAAATTTCTTGTTCATCTGGCGCGACATATTGGCCAAGTAACAACATGAACCTACGTGACATTTCGCCATATAGAGCATAGTTGCTCGATAGTACCTGGACATTATGTTGCTGAACCAATTCTTTGATTTGAAAGAAAGGCACACCCATTCTTATACCTAAATCTTTCGATTCCTGACTTCTGGCCACCGCGCAGCCGTCGTTATTACTGAGCACGATAACTGGACGATCATTAAGAGATGGATTAAATACACGCTCACATGAGACGTAGCAATTATTCACGTCAACCAACGCGAATATTTCGTTTTCACTTTTCATTTTTGTTCTTCTTATGACTTATGAGCGGTGATAGATACGCTTTAAGTTGAAAGTGACAACACCCCAGATTACAACAGTTTGATTATCTGAAGGGATAATATGCTTGTATGCTGGATTCTCAGCTTTGAGCCAGAGCTTGGGTAGGGGATAGTTTTCATCGCCGAAAATTTCTTTGATTTCTGATTTCGACATTTTACTTGTGATCATCAATCGTTTGATGGTTGAATCTTTATTGTCGATGAGGGCAACGACGATGTCGCAATGCTTTGCTTCAATACTGCGATCAATAATGATTGGATCATTTACATCAAGCCCAGCACCGAGCATTGATTCGCTGTCTACGTATGCGATGAAGGTGGAAATAGGGTTGTGAATCAGAAATTCATTGAGATCGAGCGCCTTATCTTGTTCATCCTTCGTACTAAATGCAGGGCCCGCTGGGATACGTTCAAGTGAAACCGGTACCGAAAGCTTTGTTCTAGGTAAAACGGATGTGAGCCCCAGCTTATCAACCAGCTCAGTTTGAAATGCGATCTGCTCAAGAACAGTATTGATTGTTGGACTTGGTTTACCCTCTGAACCCATGAGATCTTGAAGTGATTCCCATGCGTTGTCAGAGAAGTAGATAGGCAACTTCTTAGACATTTTGATACTCCTACGCTACGAGGCGTGTTTGGAATAGAATTTGGTCTTTATAGGATAGTACGTTTTAAGTTTTGAATTCAAATTTTAAAAACTATTAAGAAACAAGAACAAGTCATAGATTGACGCCACTCAGATGTCGTTTGGTCGGAAATTCTTCGTTATTTGCACTCAACTAATTACTAATATATAAAAAAACTATCTGAATAGTACACTTCAAAGATAGTTAATAAATATGGACTAATTTTAGTCTAACTTCATTGGAGATAATCCATTAATTACTTGGGAATTTTAACAAAATTAAATTTTCAAGTTCTTTAGCATGTATGCATGTTACTAAGTAAGTATCTATCTCTCCATCATTATTTTTAAAACTAGTTTTAGAAAAAATAATACCTGCAAAGTAATACTGTTCTGATAATTCACCATTTTCAACGTTTTTACGCTCAATAAATACGGGGCAACCACTTGAACCTTGATAAATATTTGCATCAATCAAAAATGTTGGAGAATTGTTATGATTCTTCTTTAAAGATGTAGCTGTTACACCACTTCCAGAAATTGGCAAAACATCATCATGAGATGTCCATCCATACGGGAATCCTGCATAAATAACATTTTCAATGTGTGTTAAGCTATTTAAAATATGTTCTGGAATGAAATCATTATTTGAGATACATTTAAAATAGAAATAATCTTGATTTTTAGCAAAATGTGTTAAAACATCATCTAAATCTAAAATAGCTAAATCAATTTCTTTATCATCAGGAAATTTCCAAAGGTTTTTCCAAGATATTTCTGGAAAATTTATATTTTTGATAATTTCAGAATTATTATTATGGGGGTAGGGGTGGTCAGACATGTAAAAATTTATATATGCACTAGAATTATTTACTACAACATGTCTATTGGTTACTAGAAAAAATTTACTATAACTTTCACTAAAATTATATTTAAATACAAAACATGTTCCAGAGGTTTTGTTTCCAGAAATTTTAAATGTTGAGTTACATAGTCTGTCTTTGAAGTGCATAATATTCCTTGAAACCTATTTAAATTTGGATAGATATCTCAATAATTAAATTTCGTAAACTAAAGCATTAATATTATCAAAGCCTGATACGACTTTTGATAATATTTCTTACGTCATTTGACAATATTTTATCTTCAATCATATTCATAGCTTTTCGTAATTCTTCAAATGACACTTGGATATAACCATCGGTTACATCGTTATCATCATCTTCAAGCGTATGGTTGATAAGTCGCTTAATCGTGTAGCTGCCAATCGCTAGACTATTTGCGAGCGTACCGAACGTCCTGCGCAAATCATGAAACGTAAATTCGATACCTGATAATTCAGTAATTTTTTTGCGAACGTCACGACGATCTTCTATATGTGATTTACCGGATTTATCTGGAAAAACATATTGATTGTCACCGGCTCTTTTCTTACGCTCTCTGAGAATGTGCCATAACATATCACCCAACGGCAACAACAAGTCTTCGCCGTTTTTGGTGTCGGTGATTTTGATTGTGCCGTACTTCAGATCAATATTTTTCCACTCTACGGTTTCGGCCTCACTTCTACGAAAACCAGTTAAGATCGTAAGAAACAAATAATCCTGATTGGTGTATGCATGCATGTTGTCTTTTTGGCTTCCGAGCCAATGCGTAGTTGCAACATAATATGACCAGTCGTGAAGTTGATCGGCCCGAATGTATGTGCGCCGTCTTTTAATCTTGTTCTGATTCTTTTTAGATCCGATGAAGGCTGCGGGATTCTCTCCAGTGATTAAGGGTTTATCTTCTGGCCCGAGATAATTGATCTTTGCAAAGTTATGCAATGCTCTTAGGAATTTAAATGCAAGATTGGCCTGAGCTGGGCTACGTTCTGTAAGTACAACAAAACGATCCCTACATGCTTTTTGAGTTAAGTCAGTAATCTTGAGGTTCTGCCAGTCCTCAAAATAATCATTCACGCAGATATCATATGCGATGATTGAATCTCTGGATAATGATTTTCGCTCTTTATAGAGTGAGTATACTTCTGCAATAGTCGGTATACTTTTGGAAGTTAATAGCTGATCGGCTGCGGCGAGTCGGATATTTTTCTTTTCGGCATTAGGATTGATGCCTTTGCTGATCATCAGTAGATATTCTTTAGCCTGGTCTTTGGCTTGATTGACCGTCCATAAACCGTACTGACCAATCGTAACGCGGCATGGCATGCCGTTAGGGAGCTTCTTTTCTGCAATGAAGGTCTTGACACCTTTCACACGCAAACCGAAGCCAGTGAGCTCAGAATCTCGATAAATAACCTGTTTTTCAGGCGAAAGAGGGACGTTGTCTACGAAAGTTTTGGTAATTTTGATTTTTTCATTGGTCATAAACAT